GAACCACCACCCATTCTCACATTAACACCTTTAATTGCTCTTCTCTCAATTAGTCTTAATATGTTTTCTAAATGATCTATATCTAAATCACAAAGTTTAATTTCTTTTCCGTCTCTTGTTACATGTATCATTGTAATTAAGATTAAATTGTAAGTACTTGGTTATTAAATAAATCATTAAATACTGGTCAAGGATTATAAGCCCTTGTTATTTTCAGTAATCAACTACCTCGTTTTGGCGATTCATACATCAAGGTTATCCCCAGTGTATTGGTTTCTCTACGCTTCTCTCATAACTCTTCATATAAGTTGCAACTTAAGATGAAGTTATTTGGATAGTAGGAAAATACCCTACTCAATGAACAATGGCATTTGTTAAAATAACAAATGGTTTTCATACAGCAATTCAAAGTTTAGCTGCACTAGAAGGTTTTTGACTCAAACCTACAACCTTGTTTTATGTAACTATCTGATTATCAGACATCGGCCTCGGATACTATTATTCTACTACAAAAGAACTAACTCTATCTCCTCATATATATAGACTCCCAACCATAAAGAGAATAGACATAAGCAATAACAATAAAAGAAATAACAAGAATGATAATGAAGTTAATATGCTTCTTCATATAAATATGAGATTTAAGGTGAAATTATGTAACTAATTGATTATCAGTATGGTGCCTTGGTTGCTATTAGTTTTCTCATCTAATAAAAATATCCTCATAACACTTAAGACGTAGAACATCAATATCTGAATTATACATACGCTCTTGACATAAATCAGTAATCCTAAGTATTATACTCTTATGTCTATTAGTTAAAAATGTTTTTAACTTACACTCCCCATCAATAGTACAAGCATCAATTGAAATTAACTCTCCAATAGAAGGCTTATATTTTAACCAGATGAATAATGACTCACCAAAAGCATCTATAATACCCCTTTTCTTTAAGTTTTTATACAAAGATGATGTTTTGTCTAAGTAAATATATGTTTGTATCATGTTGTTGTGATTTTTATGTATCATGTTGTTATAATTTAAGGTGAGATTAATACGTTGTTTACTCTTTTAGCTATATGATTGTGACCAGGAAATCTCTTTTATATACCCAAAAATGAGGAAAATGGATGAGAATAAGAGGGAATGGAGTGAATTAACCACTCATAACCTCCTGATTATCAACACATTACACTACATTACCTAAAGTAATACTTCAAGTAACCTCCATTTCATTCTGTAACCAACTCATTACCAATACATTATACTGGGTTGGCTATATATTCTCTACTAAAAGAACACATCTAACCATAAAGGTTAACAGTGTATACTAACTGTGGGTTTGTAGTAGAGTGTATATATAAGCCTACACAAATAACCTATATAGTAACCAATATCCACACTTAATCTATAAATCAGTAGAGAAATCAGTAGAAAAATCAGTAGAAATTAATTCAGGTCTCCACACGGTGGTCATAGTTGACTAAACCCAATGGTATCAAGACCTAAATTTTTCACTACTACCTCTGAACATCCATATAAATTTCAACAAGACTTAGTCCAATTACCCAGCAGGGTAAAAATATCCAGTAAGGCTTAGTCCAGTTACCCAGCCGAAGTTATATACACAGGAATACGTAGTAATGTGACAAAAACACAGTACGTAACACGTAGTAAGGTATCGTTGTTGTTGTTGTTGTTGTTGTTGTTTTTGTTGTTGTTGTTGTTTTTGTTGTTGTTTTTGTTGTTGTTTTTGTTGTTGTTGTTGTTGTTGTTTCATACACAGTAATGTAATTAAAAAACAGAGGAGGATTACTCCCTCCTCTGTAATTTGAACTATGATTCCTTTAAATCAGGGTTCTGTTTTTTAAACAACTCTGCATCAGCAAACTCTTTTGCTTTAAGGTCACGGTGTAGTTTTGCAGTTGCTTTTACACGTGCAGTTGCATCTGCAACTTCTTTTTGACCGTGTGCTTGTTTACCTGCATCTGACATTTCGTTTACCTCTGATGACATTAACATTGCCTCAATATCATCAGTGTACCAGTCAAATGTACCGTCCTTTTTCTGAATACGGGTAAGTTCATTTTCTTGTTGTAGGTTTTTTCTACTAACATAACGTGGAGCATCAGTGTACTCTCCTGTGTCTTGTAATGATAAGTGACCACTTGCCTCTTTATCAGCACTGTACTGTGCAATATCTCCGTCTACAACTACATAGTTGTATAGCACTTTACGTGTTGCTGACGTTGTTTCTGTTGCAGGTGTGAACTTCACGTAAACCCCTGTAAATACAATTTTTACTTTTTTCATTGTGTTTTTGGTTTTTTTGGTTAATTGATTAATTGTTTAATTGTGTAATTGTTGAAACGGTAAACTGTTAAACTGTTTGAAAATCGTTACACAGGTAATCAGTGTTATAGAAGAAAGGTGAATTAGGATTTAAAAAAGAACAAGAGAAAGAACCATTACAGTTCTAACTCCCGTCCCTAATGATTTAATCAAAAACATATCCTTGTTTTAAGGCATCTTCATACTCTTGTCTTTGACGGTCATATCCAACCTTATTAGTAAGAGGTCTATAAAATGGAGTAATAATTACTTGTTTAGATTGTTCATATTGTTTATCAATAAGCATATCTTTAAAAGCAATTATCTTTGCTAATTTTACATCTCCTTGACCTGTAAGGTAGATTCTTTTTCGTTTAGTATCTCTATCTGTAAGAGATGAGTCAAATACTTTCATAATGATGGGTTTAAGGGATTAATATTGAAAATAATATATCACTGATAATCAGTGTTATAGGAGAAAGGTAAATTAGGATATAAAACAAAACCTACTTTCGTAGGTCTTGTAATACATTTGTTAGTTCATATGCTAACACGTTAATTTTACACAACGTTGTTTTAATATAACGTTTCAACAAAGTAGTATCACTTTTACCTTCTCCTTTCAAACATATGAAATGGTTCCACGGAATTTTGTACTCTGTTCTTTGTTTTATAACAGTGAAGTGGTCAATATATACGTCAACTACTTTGTAACAACCTTGCCAAGTAATGATATGCACTAAATTATCAGGCATACAAGGTTTCTCTTTTTTGATTAAGGTAGTACCTTCATAGTAATACCACGGATTTGATTTCATAGGTTTAAGGATTAGTATTAATTTAAATATAAAGAGTGTTATGTAAAAGAACAGGAGTTTTCTCCCGTTCTTAATTACACATAATGATGAGTGATTTTTGATTCCATTTCTTTTTTGTACTCAAGATACCCAACGGTTTCTCTTGATATTCTTTCTCCAAATTTTCTAATAATAGACATTGCTACATTACCCTCATACATCATATCATACCACTCCTGAACTATTTCAGGTTCACTGCATATAATAAAACATATTTCAGATTTAGTATGTGTGTCTTTCTTGTTAAGAAAAATACATTTTAAATCTACAATTAATGATTCGTACTCTTCAATATCACAATTACCTTCTGTAAAAGTGAATCCTTCTAAACACTTTGTATTGTTAATGACAGTTTCTCCAAAGAAATGCAATTTGATTTCTTTATTAAATTTAAGAGTCAATCGGGAGACAAGTATTGACAATTCTTTTTTGTATTCATATCCTAAATAAGACATAGTTTTAAGTATTAAGGGTTAATATTAATTTAAATATAAACAGTGTTATGTTTTTAAAACAAGAACCCATTACAGGTTCTTGTTTTCTATTAAATAGCAAACCAAACATCAAAAGAGTCAAGATATAAAAGTGTTTCAAATCTACTTTCCTCTTTAAGTATAACAAGAGGTTTACCTGCATATCTGCCCTCACGAACAATTTCATAAGCATTATTAGCAACACCGTGTTTAATGTAATCAGCAATATCTCCTCCTATTGCAGCATAATGCCAATGTTGTCCTTTTAGTTTTTTAACAAAGCCAAGTTCTATTTGAAGTTGTTCAGTGTACAATACAGTTGTTTCCATTTTATTTAAGTTTTAGGGGTTAATATTAATTCAGATATAAAGAGTGTTATGTTTAAAGTTTAAAAAACAGGATTTCTCCTGTTCTTTGTTAAAATCTCTTATAAGTTAGATAAAGCCTATAGGCATTTTCTCCTTGTTCTATAAAGACTTCTAATCTTTCAATAGACATATCACAAAATTCGTCCAATTGATTTGTAGTTAATGGTTTCATATTCATAGCCTTACCTAAGTCACTGATGACTTGTATAAGACATGAACGTTCTTTTTGATTATCAGTGCTAATAGCATTGATGATATCAGGTAGTTCTAATGTTGTTTGCATAATGATGGGTTTAGGGGTTAATATTATATTAAATGTAAAGAGTGTTATGTAAGTATAAAAAAGAACTGAATTTCTTCAGTTCTCTTTGCAAGGATTAAGTTAACCTTACTTTACCGTGTTGCAGGTTTAAGCAGTATGCTATGTGTTGAATTCTCCTGATGTTACATACAACCATTCAGGCACACGGTCTTTTTTTAATTTGGTAATAAATACTATAAGGACTATCATTACCCAACCAATAAATATCATTTCGCTTTACTATAAGTAAACACTTATCTAACCACAACAGGTTTTCTTTGGTTGCTTGTTTGGAAGAATATATTTTAATAATTCTTTGTGTTTGATGCAACCATAATTCAGCATTATTATCTATTTTGTTCATTTTATTTATGTATTAAGGATTAATATTAATTTAAATATAAACAGTGTTATTTTAATAGGATTAGAATACCACAAGACTTAGTCTTGTGTTTTCTAATAAGATAAGGATGTAATGACATTGTATCAAACATTTGTCCTGATTACCTTTGGACCGAGTAAGTTGTTAAGATTTATCTTAACAATTATAATGAGTGTTATAGGGGAGAGGTGAAGTAGTTTAAATAACAAGAACCATTACGGTTCTTGTTTTAATCAATATTTATTCTTTTTCTCCATTTTCTCAACTTGAATTTTAGCCATTTGTTGAACTATTGCAAGTCCTAACATTGTATTAAATTCAGGAGAAGCCATTATTTCTCTTGTTTTTAGGGTTATGGCTTGGTCAATTTCATCAGTGAGTATACCTCTTGTATAACTACCACCAATTTGTTTCTCCAATAGAGATTTGATTGGATTATTGTAATTCTTTTCATCTAATATACTATTTAAATGAACTTGAAGACCTGCTGTTAGTTGTTCTTCTGTAAGAGTTAATGTTATCATTTTTGTTTAAGTTTTAGGGTTTATATTAATTTAATTATAAAGAGTGTTATGCAAGTAGTAATAAGAAAAAGGCTATGAAGCCTCTTTCTTCATACAAATATTAAACACAACACGGTCTGATGTTGTATGTAATTCATATTTAATCAACAACCCTGTTGTAATCCAGGTATTGATTTTTTGTTGCATTTGCGTGAGAGCCTTTGCATCTGATGCAAGTATGCTCTCAATAACTATTTTATTGTTCATTATATTAGGGATTAGTGAATATTCAATTATAAAGAGTGTTATGAAAAAAAGAAAAAACAGGATTACTCCTGTTCTCTTATATTTATATATGATAACTCATTTTAATTAGTTCATCATCAGTTACCTCAATTACCTTGTAAGGGAAGGAACTCATTTCTAAACCACTTTCAATATGTTTCATAAAATCAGATTTAATTGCATTCATACAATCTTGTCTGTCAACACCTTCGTAATATATCTTGTTAGTGTTTTTGTTTACAACAATAGTATTTTTCATTTTATTTAGGGTTTTAGGTCAATATCAATTATAAAGAGTGTTATTTGAGTAAAACATTAAGGGCTAATTGCCCCTAATGATACATTCACAATTATAAGAGTCCATATCAACCATTCTGAATATGGGTACCCACCAATAAAGGGTAAATACACCAATCATTTGACACGGTGATGCTAACACTTCTCTATAAGTGTAATCTCCAATTAGAGCAATTACAAGAGAAAGTAATAGGTAACTTGAAAATGCTATTAGAATATATTCTATGAACATTCTACTGTTTGAATAAGGTTGTTTTTTCATAATAGGTTTAAGGATTAATTATTAAATATAAAGAGTGTTATGCTTTAAGGAAAACATAAGGAGATTTCTCTCCTTTTTGTTTATAAACTGTCAATTATTCTTTTCATTTCAACTGTTGCATTAAATACCCATTTAAAATCGTGAGTTTCATTATGATATGCTTGAGCCGTATCAAATCCAATGACTGTGTAAGTAATACCATTTACAGTTTCTTCTGCTGTATATGTTATTTCTTTACCAACATTTACATTAAGATAGTTTCTTGTATATTGTTCTGAATCATATCCGTCTTCATCCAATACAGGAGGTTTTGCTTTTTCAGCAATGAAGTTGATAATAACAGGATGTGTATTAGGTATCATAAGATAACCACATCCCCAACCTGAATTCATCATTTTTTGTCTATCACGGCCATAGGCCACCATATACATTATTGTTTCATTTTTCATTTGTTTTTATGTATTAAGGGTTTATATTCAAATATAAAGAGTGTTATGGTTGTAAATAAAACTTTAAAGGCTATGAGCCTTTAAAGTTTGATTCTGTAATTTTAATTCCATTTAGTTGGATGTCCCAAATTTGAAATCCAAAGTCTCCAATGAGAAATTGATAAGCCGCTGATTTGGCTTTGTCCATAGATTCAAATGTTTGAGAATGATTAGTGGTATCTCCTGGAGTTCCATAATCGCTGATTTTGTAAGTAAGTGTGTTCATTGTATGTGTAGATTGGTTCAATTATAAAGAGTGTTATATAAGTATAGTATTAAAAAAGAAACCAACAATCTGTTAGGATTGTTGGTCTTTGCAGAAGCCCTATCTTCTACTGTCATGTGGCACATCCAGTCCCTCCTGTATCATAGTCCAAATAATGTGCAATTATAAAGAGTGTTATTTTAATGCTTATAGTATAACAATGTATGTAGTAGATACATATATATAAGATAGCATTGAACAAGACATCAGATATAATACATACACATAGTAGTATGAATAACAACAACAACATCATAGTATAGATATAGTATAGATAGTATAAATAATATACTAGTATGAATAATTCATAGGATATTTCTCTGAATTTGAGATCATGTTTAGAAAAGAGGTGGGGTACCCCCAGTGAATTTGGATTTGGATTTTCAATCGCTACAGACCCCCAACCCTCTCCTCCTTCCACTAAAAAAAATATACCAAAAATTTTATAAAAAATTTATATATTTGCCAATGATAAAAATTATACTTTCTATACTCATATGTTTATCTTCTATATCTTATTCTCAAACTGCAGGTAGAGGTAGTAGTGAGAAAGGAGGTTCTAGATTTAATTTTAAAGTAAGACATCATAAACATAAACAGATGCGTCATTTTGGTAGACAGCATACTGATAGACTTATACAAAGTAATGGTACTTCTTACTTAAGAAATAAAAGGTTGAGAACTAAGAATAAGGTAGATGGGGATGGATTTAGTATGCCAAAGCAAAAATAATAGTATCTTTACACTATATAAGAACTCACTTATATTAAATCAACAAACTATGGAAACTAAAACATTAAGTAACACTACAGCTAGTCAAGCCAAAGACAATGTAAAAGATATTATCTTTTGGGGTAACGGAGACACCTTTAAGTTAATCAGCAAAGCATCTTCTAAAGATGAGGGGTGGATGAAATCTACTAAAGCTATGCAAATAGACTATGTAGGTTGTGTGGTTCAAGTTACTACTCAGCAATTAAATAATTTAGTAGATGGTGGTACTTCATATGCTGTAGCCGAGGCCGTGACTTTTGTCCCACTGGTGTGTATTGAAGAAACTACAGATACGATTACTGGAAGGGTTACTTCTAGACAATTGGTTCAAATGAATCCTATGAATAATAGTAAAACGGTTAAGAGAGATTTTTATTAAAATAAACTTGGTTTATAAATAAATAATTCTTACATTTGTCCTATAAATACAAGACTTTCATTGTATTTGGACTTTTTGGTTAAGGGTAAAAGATCCAGAGATAACATCTCTGGATTTTTTATTTTTAAATTATGTTATAATATAGTTGTATATTTGCTCTAGGTTTAGTATATTAATAGTATAACTATATTTCTCATGGCACTATTCAGCAGATTTAATACCAGATATACATATTTAACGGATTTAGTTGTTACATTTCCTCTAGGATTAGTGGCAGATGATGTGTTTTCATTTTATAGAGTTAGCCCTCCAGGAAATGAAATTAAGTATGAAAATAGAATAATTGAATTTTCTGATATAATAGCTTCTATTTTACCATTAGTACCACCTGGAGGATTTGGTTGGGCTTTATTAGGTAATGCTAGTACAGTTGATGGAACTGATTTCGTAGGTACCACTGATAATGTACCTTTAAACTTTAGAGTAAATAATCAGCCAGCAGGAAGAATAGATCAGTTGTTATGGAATACTTTTTATGGTTTTAAAGCAGGAAAGGTTAATACTATAGGTGGTGGTAATACGGCAACTGGTTCATATGCTCTTAATAACAGTGATGGACTTGATAATACGGCTAATGGACAACAAGCACTTTTTTCCAATACCACAGGAAACGCTAACACAGCTATAGGAGCAGCAACTCTTTATTTTAATACCATAGGAAATGATAACACTGCAATAGGAGCATATGCTCTTTTATTTGATACTTTAGGATTAAGAAATACAGCCGTTGGTAATTATACTTTATTTATTAATACAACAGGAGCTAATAATACTGCTATAGGTATGTCAGCACTATCTAATAATTCAACAGGAATAAATAATACAGCCGTTGGGTATAATTCAGGTAGCAATAATACAATAGGAAATAACAATACTATAATAGGTGCTTTTTCTAATATAGCAACTAATTCAACTACAGAAGCTATAGCTCTTGGATATGGTGCTGTAGCCGCATCATTAGAATTTGCTATACCAGATGCTGTAACTAATTTCAAATTTCAAGGAGATAGTTATGCATTACCTACTACATTCCCAGGAACTAGTGGTTTTGTATTATCATCTACTACAACAGGAGTAATGTCTTGGGTTAATCCAGGAGGTGGTGGAACTGCTTGGTATTTATTAGGTAATGCAAGTACAATTGATGGACTTAACTTCATTGGTACCACAGATGATGTACCTTTTAATATAAGAGTAAATAATTTTCAAGCAGGTAGAATAGAAAGTGCTTTAATAACTGCAAATACTTTTTTTGGTTATCAGGCAGGAATTGTAAATACAGGGCTATTTAACACTGCTGTTGGACATTATTCACTGCTTAATAATATAACAGGAAATCGTAATACAGCTTTTGGAAGAAGTACTTTACGTAATAATTTATCAGGAAGTGGTAATACAGCTATTGGAACTAATGCATTACATGACAATGTTAATGGAACTCAAAATACAGCCACTGGATTTAATTCTCTTTTTTATAATATTGATGGAGTATTAAATACTGCTAATGGATTTTCAGCTCTTTTACATAATACCGTAGGTATTAATAATACTGCTATGGGTGCAGGTGCACTTAATTTTAATAGTATAGGTAATTATAATACTGCAGTTGGTCATAATGCTCTTTATGATATTAATGGAGACAATAATACTGCAGTTGGTACACAATCAGGTACCTTACACACATCTGGTAATAACAATACATATATAGGTGCTTATACCGGAGCAGGTATTACTACAGGTAACTCTAATACAATTATTGGAGCATTTGTTGGAGGATTAGTTTTTAATTTAAGTAATAATATTATATTAGCAGATGGATCAGGGAATACACGTTTACAATTTGATTCTGCAGGTGTAGGTACAATAGGAAATTTAGCTGGAATAGGAAATAGATTAGTTGAAGTTGATGCTACTGGTGCACTGGGTATAAACACAACTGTATTTAGTGGAACTTATACTCCTACTTTAACAAATCAATCAAATATAACATCATCAACCCCTCGTCAATGTACATATTTAAGAGTTGGTAATGCAGTAACTGTAAGTGGTTTATTTGATGTAACATGTACAGCTCTTGTTTCATCTGTACTTTATATTTCTTTACCTATACCAAGTAACTTTACAACCTCTTATCAATGTGGTGGAGTAGGATATGTAGCTTGTTGTTCTAGTCAAGGTATGGCTATAGGAGGTGATTCAGTAGGTGATAGAGCTAATGTTCAATTTGTAGCAACTTCCATAATATCCGTAACAGCAGGGTTTACATTTACATATGAAATATTATAAAATATAACATTAAATACAATATATCATGTCAATAGGAAATACAAAAGATTTAGGAAATAAAGGAAATAATTTTCCTTATCAACGTAGTGTACTTGAATTATTAAGTGCTCTTGTAGCAATGCCTCCACCAGTAGGAGGAGCTACTGAAGTTACTTTAGCTGCTGTATTAGCTTCTCTACAAAATGGTAAAGAATTTGAACAAAGTCTTGTAGTAGATTTAGGTGGAGTAGGAACTCCTACTTATTTACAAGTAAGAATATTTGATACAGATACATCAGTATTTAATGCTCCTATTTATTATAATGCATCTGGAGCCCTGGTTGTCCCTGTTGGACCATTAGAACTTGTAAATCCACAGTTAGTACTTAATAATATCCTAACACAAGTAACTTCTCTTAATTCTAAATTTACAGGAGTAACAAGAACTCCTAGTTTACTTAGAGTTTCAGGAGCAGGTGTTGCAAGTATAGCCGCAGGAGCCAGATCTGTATCAGTATATAATGCAGGTATTACAGATGGGTCGTGGTTAGGAGCAACAATTAGACAAGGTGAATCACTTAGTTATAATGCTGGTGGAGAAGATGATGTTTTAGCAGCATTTGCTTATGATGCATTAACAACAGAATTAGTAATAACAACTGTTATATAATTAATACCTAAGACAATGACTGATATAAAACAATTAGTTTCTAATACAATTTATCAAGCTTTAATAAATGGAGTTTTACCATCAGCTGGAAATCCATTTGTAACACTTTCTGAATTAAGTAGTGGTTGGGGTTTAACAGGAAATGCAGGTACAGTTGATGGAATTGATTTCATTGGAACAACTGATAATATCCCCTTTAATATCCGTGTAAATAATGAGAAAGCAGGTAAAATAGACCATTTATTAAACAATACTTTTTTTGGTTATTTTGCTGGTAATACAATTACTATAGGTACCGATAATACCGCTATTGGTTTTCAAGCACTTGTCAATAACACTATAGGTAGTACTAATACAGCTTTAGGAGCAAATGCTTTAAATGTTAATATAGTAGGAACAAGTAATACTGCCGTTGGTGGTATGTCTTTATTAATGAATGATGGAGATCAAAATAGTGGTTTTGGTTATGGTGCTGGATTGAACACAACTACAGGAATACAGAATACAGTAATAGGTTACCAATCACTTTATTTTAATATTACAGGTAGTGAAAATGTTGCTGTTGGGCATAATGCAGGAATGTTTAATTATCCAGATTTTAACCAATGTACTTTTATAGGCGGCTCCTCTAATGGAGCAGGAGCAGTAGTATCCAATGCCATAGCCCTTGGATATGGTGCTGTATCACAATCTTTTGAATTTGCTTTACCAAATAACGTAACTAATTGGAAATTTAGAGGAAATAGTTTTACTTTACCTTCTGCTGATGGAACAGTTAATCAAGCATTAATTACAGACGGTTCTGGTGTTTTGTCTTTTGCTACTGTTGGTGGTGGTTGGGGTTTAACTGGTAATGCAGGGACAGTTGATGGAACAAACTTCATAGGTACTACTGATAACATTCCATTTAATATAAGAGTAAATAATATTAAAGCTGGGAAAATAGACCATCTAAAGGCTAATGTATCTTTTGGGCAAAATGCTGGTGCTTCAACGGTAGGAAGAACAGGGAATACAGCCATAGGACATAATGCTATGCAGTTATCAAGTAATAACGCAGGAGTATTTAACACAAGAAATACAGCTGTTGGTGATAGTGCTTTAAGAGGGACAAGTGCAGCTAACGAATTTTTTAATAATACAGCTTTTGGTTCTGGTGCAATGGCAAATCAAACATCAGGAGAACACAATATAGCAATTGGTGTTGATTCGTTAGTAAGTAATTCATCAGGAGTCAGAAATTCTGCAACAGGTTCAAGGTCGTTATATTTTTCTACTAATGGAAGTAATAATACAGGAGATGGCTTTGAGTCACTCTGGAATACCACCACAGGAGTAGAGAATGCAGCTTTAGGTTCAAAAGCAGGATTAACCAACACAACAGGTAATAGGAATACATACATTGGATATTTGGCAGATTGTACTGTTGCTACTTTAAGTAACTCAACAGCAATTGGCAATGGAGCAAAGACTAGTATATCCAACACAATGGTATTTGGTAATAGTTCTATTACAGACAATTATTTTACAGGTATAGTTAGAGTAAGTGGATTGTTAGATATAAGAGGTGGTGGGGAGAGAGTTGCTAGAGCACAATTAGCAACTCCATTTTTAACGTCATTAGGATATAGAGCAGGAAATTCTACAGCTGGTGTTAATGGTACATTTGTAGGATATGAGGCAGGGTTTGCTAATACAGATGGAACTAATAATACTTCTTTAGGTTGGCAAGCACTTCGTAATAACACAAATGGACACGATAATACAGCACTTGGTAGTGATACTTTAAGAAAGAATGGACAATCAAGTAATACAGCAGTTGGTTTTGGGGCTATGGTCAATAGTTGGAATGGATCTGAAAATACAGCAGTAGGAAAATACGCATTAAATAATCTTGATAATACAGCTTCTGTAAGAAACGTAGCAGTAGGTTTAAGTGCATTAGGGGCTCTTACAATTGCTTCAAATAATTGTTCTCTTGGATATACTTCAGGAGGTGATAATACAACGGGTATTAATAATACATATATAGGACACAATTCAGGTAGAGGTGTAACCACAGGTAGTGGTAATACAATTATAGGTGCTAATATAACAGGGTTAGCATCTGGTTTAACCAATAACATTATTATATCAGATGGAGCAGGAGTGAAAAGATTACAATTTGATAATGCTGGTGTTTTAACATTAACAGGTCCAACAGTTACAACAGTAGGGGCAACAGCACCTAATAGTACTATTGCTATTACAGTGGGTGGCATAATTTATTATATACACGCAAAAACAACTAATGATTAATAAATAATAAACAAATGGAAATGGAATTAACAGCAGAACAAGTAGCAAAATCAGTAAGCGCAGCTTATGATAGTGTGAACTTGATAAATGAATTAGTAGCAAAAGCAGTTTTAACTACTGAAGAAACAGATACATTAAGTAGAAACAAAGAGCACCTTGTGATTATGTTAGCCAAAGATTGGTTTGTTGGTGGTTGTACACCATCTCAAGTTAATGAACTTACAGCTAAATCTGTATAAAATAATATAAAGATTGATTAGGTATGATAAATATTTTATATATTTGTCCCAACCAAACCAACCTAAATTATGAAAACATTAACCAACAAAACAACACAGATCGTATTAAAAAACGATGAACAAGGTAAACCTGTATTTGCTACTTATGGTGATTTATTGTTAATTACAATTAACATGGCTCCAGAACAAGGATTCTCTATTGCAGATATCAGAGAAAGACTTAAGATTGCTAGTGCAATTGAAGAAAGTAAAGATGGTGAAATTAAACTTAATGAATCAGAGAGTGCTCTTTTAAAAGCATCTTTTGATAAATTTAAGTGGGCTCAAATTCATAAAGATCTTGTTGAACTAAGTGATAAGTTAAATTCTTTATAATATAATTTTATGAGCAATCATTTAAAAATAGATACAATACATAATACTCTCATGGCTATTTTTGGAGTAATTACAGGAGCTATGAGTAGTTTAGATTATATTGAACAAATAGGAAGAATAGTATTAATATTAATTTCTATTTGTTCATTTGTATTACTTACAGCTATTAATTGGGAAAAGGGTATGACTCAATTAAAAAAATGGATGAAGAAAAATGGACAAACTGACACTGGAAAGAATTGAATTACTACATCCTAAGTTAAGAGAAGAAGTAAAAGTAATATATAAAGAGATTTGTGAAAGGCTTACTGGTAAAGCTTTTTGTAGATTTACATCTACATTAAGAACTTTTGCTGAACAGAATACTATATATGCTCAAGGAAGAACTACTTCTGGTTCAATTGTAACTTATGCAAAAGCAGGTCAATCATATCATAACTATGGTTTAGCAATAGATATAGTTCTACTAGTTGATACTGATGGTAATGGTACTTATGAAACAGCTTCATGGGATTTTAAAAAAGACTTTGATGGAGATGGTAAAGCAGACTTTGATGAAATTGATTATGTATTTCAATTACACGGATGGAAAGGACTTTATAAAGCTGATGGAAAAAGATGGGATTTCCCTCATTTTCAAAAAACATTAGGTTATTCAATTCCTCAATTACAAGAACTACATAAGAAACAGTTGCTAACTAAACAAACCGGGTACTTAAATTTATAATCTATGACTATTAATATATTCAGTTTAAGTAAAATAGAAAGATTAAAATTAATAGGTCGTTGTATACAAGCAGTAACAGGAGTTGTTGGGGGTAGTTTAATTTTAATAGAAGGTCATCCATATGCTACAATAGTAGTATTATCAATAGGAGCCTTGGCTAATGAAATAGTATCTTTTATAAAAGAGAAAGAAAATCAAATTGGTAATAGTAAACCTGGAGAAACTGTTATAATATAAAAGTAATATAAATCTAATTGATTTTAAGATACATCTAATTTAGATGTATTTTTTTTGTTTAAATGTTTTTATCTAACTTATTATTGTATCTTTGTAAAAGTTTAACCAACAAACTTAATATTATGTCAGACACACAAGCAGTTAAAACACCCGTAGAATTACTTCAAGCACGTAACAAGTTAATAGAGTATTATTCAGAACAAATTTCAGTTCTTGAAGTTCAAAAAGAATATGAAACTCTACTTGCAGATATAGAAGATGCAAAGGCTAGAAGAATGATGGCTATTATAAAAATGGCTCAAATGACAACAAAACCTAAAGAAAATAAAGTATCTACACCAGGAGAAAAAAGTGTAGGTATGGATAAAGTAAATGTAGCATAGTCAAACAAAACCAACATGGCTAAAGTAAATCTAGTTACTAAAAAAGTAAACATGGAATTAAATGATGTTATAAAATATCAATTAATTACCCATTGTTATATTCATAAAATTAAGTTAAATAGTTCTGAGTTAGAGTGTCTTACTCTATTAAGTATTTTAGGTAACTATGATCTTGCTGATTTTTGTATCAAAGCATCTTATATATTTAAGAATACTCAATCAGCAAGAAATTGTATGGTGAGATTAGAAAAGCATGACTTAATAGCAAAGGCATCAAAAGACAACTCTAGTAAAAAGAAAAACATTCATCTTAATCCTAATATAAATATCCAAACTTCAGGAAATATATTATTAGATTATAAATTCTTACATATTGCTACCACATAAAGCCAAACAGTTTATTTCTCCAACTGCTAAAAAGCTTGGATACAGTGATGATCTTGTAGAAGATGTAGTTATGTTGTATTGGCAATCTGTAAGAGATGCTTTAAGTAAACCACAAAATATTTCTATTACAATAGCTGACTTTGGAGTATTTAGTGTAAAACCTTGGAAATTAGACACCTCTATGATTAAAAACATGGCTGTTAGTAATAATATAACTCCTACTACATTTACTAAATGTGTGATTTTAAAACAATATGAAGATAAAAAAGAAACACTTGATAAATTAGTACTTCAATTTGCTGACTTAAAATTAAAGAAAGAATCTATAAAAGAAAAACGCTATGGAAAAGATAAAACAAATTTGGAAGAATAGAAAGAATATCTTTAATGGTATTTGGAATACTTTATTTAAAAATAAGTATGTTGAGAAGATCTCAGCAGAAAGAATGAAGATCTGTAATGCATGTCCTGCTATAGATTTAAAAGGAGATAATTGTTTAACTCCTGGATTACAACCATGTTGTACATTTTGTGGATGTACACTTGCTTTTAAAACTAGAGATCTAAGTAGCGGATGTGGTAACGTATATACCCCTAGATGGGATGCAATAACTAAATCAAAATCAAAATGAAAACAGATAACATATTAGATGATGTAGACTTGGTAAATTTACAAGTTAATAATATTAGAAAAATAGAATTTATATTAGAACGTAAAAGTTATAAAATTAAACTATTTGGCAGAACTTTTGAATTTAGAACTTATACAGATAAGCTTATTAAAATTCCTAGATTTGGAGAATGTGATGAATCACTTTGTAGTTTAGAAAGTGCTTGGGCAAGAGCTATAAATAGTAATATGCCAGAAGCCATTACAAATACTCTTAATACTAATGTTAAAGAGTATTTACATAAAAAGCATTCTGAAGAATATAATAATATTAAAAACAGAAAACCGAATTAACCTTAATCTTAAATACTAATGACACTAGAAGATATTAAAAATGCTATGTATCATACTAAAGAATATCAATCTGAAATACCTATGGTTTTTCATACAAATTTAGCTGGTATGGAGATGTTTAGTTTAGCATTAGAAAAAGAAAATAATAGAGATTTTGTGACTTTTTTATTTAATAAAGGTGAAATTAAAAAACAAGAACACTCTAGATTACATGATATGATTAACTCTGCAGATAAAGAAAATTATATAATAGCAAGATGTATATTAGAAAATAAATCAAAAAACTTAGAAAATGGCACTAACCTTTCAAGTAACAAATCATAATTACCAAAGTATTGATCAAGCAGATGGTATTAATTGGATTAGTTCTACTAAAGTAGTTGCTCTATTTAAACCAAAGTTTGATCCTATATCTCAATCTATTAAGTCTTCTAAGAATAAGAAGTCTAAATGGTATGGAATTCCTGCAGAAGAAATCCAAGAGATTTGGAGTAGAGAAAGCAATAGAGCAAATACATTAGGAACTTTCTACCACGACCAGAGAGAAGCAGACACAATCTCTTGTGAAACTATTATGAGAGAGGGAAGAGAAATTCCTATTATAAGACCTATTTATAATGATGATATCAAACACGCTCCAAATCAATCTTTAACTGAAGGTATATATCCAGAACACTTTATGTATTTAAAGTCTGCTGGTATATGTGGTCAATCAGATAGAGTAGAGGTTGTATGGGATAAAGTAGACATTATTGACTACAAAACAAACAAAGAAATTAAGATGGAAAGTTATACTTCATGGGATGGAGTAAAACAAAAGATGACAGGGCCTCTTGCACATTTAGATGATTGTAATTATTGGCATTATGCAGTTCAATTAAGCTTGTATCTTTATATGGTTTTAAAACATAATCCAAGATTAAAGCCAGGTAAACTCACATTACATCACATTACCTTTGCTGTAGAAGGGGTTGATAAGTATGGATATCCTATAACAAAATTAGATGACCAAGGAAATCCTATTGTAGTAGAAGTAACTCCTTATGATATACCATATCTTAAATCAGAAGTAATTGCAATAATCAATTGGATCCATGATAATAAAGAATTAATACCTACAAAAAAATGAATATATTAATATGGTTAGATGATATAAGAGATCCTCATATAAATAATCATTTACAATTTGCTCCAATAGAACAACCTTATGATGTTAAATGGATTAAAAGTTATAATGAATTTGAAAAATATATTAATGCTTGGGGATTACCCGATGCTATATGTTTTGATCATGATTTAGCAGAAGAACACTATGAAGATGAAATACTAATGAATATGACACTTAATTCTAAAGAAGATTATTTAAAGCTAATTAATTCATTCTCAGAAAAAACAGGATACCATTGTGCTAGGTATTTAATAGAGTATTGTATTACTAATGGTAAGCAACTACCTTTATATCACGTACACTCTGCTAATCCTGTTGGAAAAATGTATATTAATAAATTACTTAAAGCATATGATACCAGAAATATTTGATATAGACAACGGACATATAGTGATTAATCCTACATGTCTATTAATACCTGAATTAAAAGCAGTTCATGATTTTTATGAAAATGCTATTCCAGCTTTTTCTTTTTTACATTTCTTATATTCTCCCAGAGGAGCATATTGTAATGTACCAGAAACAGATAAAGAAGAAATATTATTAGCTGATTTTCCTGGGGTATATACTTTAGAAGATGATGTGATGAGACTTGCTATGACAAAATTAGAGTTATTAACAATGTCACCTACTTATAGGTATTATTTAGCTAATAAATCTTTAATGGAAAAGATGGGTACCTTTGCTAGAACACAACCTATTACTGCAGGACGGGATGGTAGTGCAACTGTTCTACAATCATTACTTAAATCTGTTGGTAAAACTATTACTGAATTTAAAGAATTAGAAAAAATAGTTCAACAAGAACAAGATGAATTTAAAAGTAGAGCTCGTGGTAATAAACGCATTGCATATGATAGTCCTAATTAATAAAATATGATTAACTTTATAGAAGTACCTACGTGGGAAAATAATAATTGGTCTATAACCGAATTTACCACAAGACAAGATTTTATAGATTTCTTAATACCTCTATTTAAGATACCTGGAAAGTATGCTTTTGATGAAACTATTAATGAGTTTAATTCTCAGGCTTTAATCTTTAAGAGCAGAGGATTCTATTGTCCTTATAAAGAAGGGAGTATAGACTTTAGAAAATATTGGGATGATCAAAAGTTAAAATCTAGAAAAGGTGTAATATTCAAAAATGGTGAAAAGACTTGGTATTTACCTAGAGATTACTATTTTTGGATAAACTTTCTACAACTAAATAATAAGATGGAAAAGAAGTTTACTTTTCCTTATATTTGGGATACTCAGTATCATATGGCCCTATATGAATGTCTAGCTGAATTGAATTTCCAACATTGTGCTATCCTCAAGAAAAGACAAATAAGTTTCTCGTATTATCATTGTGCTAAATTCATAAATCAAATATGGTTTGAAGAAACTCCTATACTTAAAATAGGAAGTTCTTTAAAGGATAAGATTAATGAAAAAGGTTCTTGGAAATTTCTAGAAGAATATAGATCTTTTTTAAATACTCATACTGCATGGTATAGACCTATGACTCCTAGTAAGGTTTTAATGTGGCAACAACAAATAGAAGAAACAACTAATGGTAGAAGTAAATTTGTAGGACTTAAAGGAGTAATTCAAGGATTAACTTTTGATAAAGATCCAGCAAGTGGAGTAGGTGGTCCAGTTACAATATTCTGGTATGAAGAAGCAGGTATGGCTCCTAGTATGGATATTACTTTAGAATTTTTATTACCTGCTATGAAAATGGGTAACATAGTTACTGGGATGTTTATAGCCGGGGGTTCTGTAGGTGAATTAGATCAATGTAAACCTTTAGAACAATTAATAAAACACCCTAAAGAAAACAACATATATGCTGTAACTACAAATCTTATAGATGATAAAGGAACCGAAGGAGAATCTGGATTATTTATTCCAGAACAATGGTCAATGATGCCTTTTATAGATGAGTTTGGTAATTCATTAGTAGAAGAAGCATTACTGTCTATTGATGAGACTAATAAGAAAGCAAAAAAAGATTTAAGTCCTGAACAATATCAATATAGAATATCTCAGAATCCTAGAAATATAGCTGAGGCTTTTGCTCATAGAAAAGTATCTAAATTTCCAATGAATTTAGTGGCTGCTCAAAGAAGAAGAATAGAAGAAAAAGAATATGCTTATGAGTTTTTAGAACTAGAAAGAAATGCAGTAGGAATACCCGAATTTAAGAAGAGTAATAAACTTCCTATTTCAGAGTGGCCAATTACTAAGAACACTGAAGATAAAACAGGAATTATTGTAGTTTATGAAAGACCAGATGAAAAAATAGAATTTGGTACATATTATGCTTCAATAGATCCTGTATCTGAGGGTAAAACTACAACTTCAGAATCATTATGTTCTATATATATTTATAAAACACCATTAGAAGTTACTAGAATAGATAGACATGGTGTAATAGAAAATTATATAGAAAGAGATAAAATTGTAGCGGCATGGTGTGGTAGATTTGATGATATTAACAAAACTCATGAAAGACTATCAATGATATTAGAAATATATAATGCTTGGGGAATTATTGAAAATAATATATCTTTGTTCATTGGTTATATGATTCTTAAAAAAAGACAGAGATATTTAGTACCAAAAAGTCAAATAGTATTCTTAAAAGATATAGGTGCTAATACAAATGTATATCAAGAATATGGTTGGAAAAATACAGGGACTATATTTAAGGCTCATTTACTTAGTTATTTAATTGAATTTCTTAAAGAAGAAATAGATGTTGATACAAAACCAGATGGTACTATTGTAAAAACAACATATGGTATTGAAAGAATTCCTGATATCATGGCTATAACTGAGATGGAAGGATATGGTGATGGAACTAATGTCAATGTGGATAGGTTAGTTGCTTTAGCAGCATTAATTGCTTTTGCAAAAGTACAAGATGCTAATAGAGGGCATAGAAAAAAACTTGAAGATAAAAGTGATATAAATTTGCATAAATCAAATAATTTGTATAAATTAAAGGTGCAACCTTTTACTCATATTGGTATGGGTAATAGAAACGGATTTAAAAGACCACCAAGATCAGGATTTAAAAATTTAAAATAAAACACATTATGGGACTTGTATTAAACGCTATGGATCTTATGTCAGGTAAAAAATCTGAGATAAAACGCATGACATCATTAACTCAACCTATTCAGTTTATACCTAGAAAAGATAAAGATGAAGAATGGACTACAAATAATTTAGATTGGCTGGAGTTTAATGGTTTAAAACAACTACGTAGAAATGCACGTAGATTAATGAAAAATTATAAACTAGCCAAAGGTATTATTGATAAATCTGATTATATTGTTGAAGAAGATAATGAAATGAAAGATCTTGTTGAAACTTTAACTCAAGAAGATATATCAGCATTAGAACTTAAATTTTATCCTATTATTCCAAATGTTATCAATGTATTAGTTAGTGAATTTGCTAAACGTAATAGTAAAGTAACATTTAGAGGGGTAGACGAATATTCCTATAATGAGTTATTAGAACAAAAAAATAATGAAGTTGGTCATGTTTTATTATCTCAGGCTCAATTAAAACTTAAAGCCAAATTATTAGAAGCAGGTATGGATCCTGAAGATCCTGAAATGCAAGAAGAACTATCTCCTGAAAAATTAAAATCATTACCTGAAATTCAAAACTTTTATAATAAAGATTATAGAAGTGGATCTGAGCAATGGGCTTCTCATCAACATGAGATTGATATTGATAGATTTTCTATGGATGAATTAGAAGAAAGAGGATTTAGAGATTCTCTTGTTGCTGATAGAGAGTTCTGGCATTTTATTATGGGAGAAGATGATTATGGTGTTGAATTATGGAATCCTGTATTGACCTTCTATCATAAATCTCCTGAAGTACGATATATCTCTCAAGGAAATTGGGTAGGTAAAATTGAGATGATGACAGTAGCTGATGTTATAGATAAGTATGGATATATAATGACTGAAGATCAACTCAAATCATTAGAAGCTATATACCCTATAAAGTCTGCTGGATATACAATAGGAGGACAACAAAATGACGGTTCTTTTTATGATGCTACAAAATCACATGACTGGAACACTAATATGCCATCATTAGGATTTAGACAATTTACTTCAATGTGGGATAGTGCTGCTAATGGTGGTGATATTGTAAATTGGATTAATGGACAATCTGAAGATTATGCCGGAGAAGGTATGAACTCTTTACTACGTACTACAACAGGTTATTGGAAAAGCCAACGTAAAGTGGGGCATTTAACTAAAATAGATGAAGCAGGAGTAGTTACTACTGATATTGTAGATGAGTCATATATTATAACTGATAAACCATTATATAATAATGTATTGTTTAAAAATAAAACAAAAGATACTTTGATTTTTGGAGAACACATTGATTGGATATGGTTAAATGAAGTAATGGGAGGAGTAAAGATAGGTCCTAATCAACCAAGTTATTGGGGAATGAATAATCCAGGAGGAGTAACACCACTGTATTTAGGCATTCAGCAAAATAAGATTGGACGTTTAAAGTTTCAATTTAAAGGTGATGATAGTTTATATGGATGTAAATTACCAGTTGAAGGTGCTGTATTTTCTGATAGAAATACAAGATCTACAAGTGTAATAGATTTAATGAAGGCATTTCAAATAGGATATAATATTGTAAACAATCAAATACAAGATATATTAATAGATGAATTAGGTACTATAATTGCATTTGATCAGAATTCATTACCAAGACATTCAATGGGAGAAGATTGGGGTAAAAACAATCTTGCTAAAGCATATGTTGCAATGAAGAATTTTCAAATGTTGCCATTGGACACATCTATTTCTAATACAGAGAATGCTTTAGGACAAAACCATTTTCAAGTGATGAATCTAGACCAAACTAATAGAATGATGTCACGGATTCAATTAGCAAATTACTTTAAGTCTCAAGCTTATGAAATTGTAGGAGTTACCCCACAAAGATTAGGACAACAAATAGGACAAACAGATACTGCAACTGGTATAGAACAAGCTGTTGCTGGTTCTTTTGCACAAACTGAAATGTTGTTTATACAACACTCAGACTATCTAATGCCAAGAGTACATCAAATGAGAACTGATTTAGCTCAATATTATCAGTCAACTAAACCATCGTTGAGATTACAATACCTGACATCTAATGATGAGAGAGTTAATTTTGAGATAAATGGTACAGATATTTTATTACGTGATCTTAATGTCTATTGCACGACTAAGGCTAATTATAGAGCTATTATTGAAAAGATGAAGAACCTGGCTATTAGTAATAATACAGCTGGTGCATCTATCTATGATTTAGGTACTATAATGACAGCTAATACAATGGGAGAACTGAACATAGTATTAAAAGCTACTGAAACCAAAATGAATAACATTAGACAAGAAGAAGCAGCTAATCAACAACAAATGCAACAAGAATCTATTCAGGCTCAGGTTAATGATAGGAAAATGCAACAAGATTATGAATCTTTGGAGAAAGAAAAAGATAGAAGAAGAGATGTATTGGTTGCTGAAATTAAAGCTGCAGGGTATGGAGCTATGCAGGATATTGATCAAAATTTACAATCAGATTATCTGGATGCTTTAGGTCAGATTCAAGCTACAGAACAGTTTCAAGATACTATGTCTTTAGATAGAAGTAAAGAAGCTAATAAAGTTCTTAATAATGATCAAAAGATTGCAGTAGAGAAAGAAAAGATGTCAAATCAGATGCAAATGAAGCAAATGGATGTACAGATCGCCAAGGAAAATAAGAATCAATATTCTCCTGGTGTAAAAAAATCTAAAAAGAAATGACGGGATCAATTTATATATTAAAAGATCCGAGAAATAATTCTGTAAGATACATTGGTCAAACCATTGTAAAGCTTTCATCAAGATATTCTCAACATATTTATCAATGGAAAAGAACTATTGGTAAGTTAACTCATATTAATAGTTGGATAAAATCTTTAAATAATATAAATTTAAAACCTGTAATTGAACTTATTGAAGATAATATAAATCATGAAAATCTTGATAACAAAGAAGTTCAATATATAAAATTATATAAGAGTATTGGTGCTAATTTAACTAATCATACAGAAGGAGGAAAAGGAATAAGAGGTTATAAACAGTCAGAAGAAAGCAAAATTAAACGATTGAATTCTTTAAAAACATCATTATCTTGGAAAGAGAAACATATAAGACATTCTCAGATAATGAAAGATAAACATAAAGAAGGATTAGCAACTTTTGGATATGCTCATTTATCAAGTGAAAGACGTATTGAAATTGGTAATAGACATAGTATAAAAATGAAAGAGATTCGTAAAAACAATCCTAAATTATTATTATCTATCATTGAATCTAGACAAGTATCTGTAGCATCTCTTAATGATGATAATACAATAAATTTAATTTTTAAATCTGTAACTGAAGCAAGTGTATATTATAATATTCAACCTACCCATATTTCAAGAGTTTGCCGGGGGAAATCTAAACATAATATGACTCACGGTATAAGATTTAAATATTATATTTTAGAACAAATATGATAAACCAACAGCAAAAAACAAGAAAAAAATAAATAACACGGGTTTCCAGATTGACTCTTTTAGCCATATACTGCAAAAAAACATTATTTATGTTTAATAATAATCAAATTTTTAAAGTTTAATTATATATTTTTGTTTATATTATAATTGTAAGTCAGTTATTAAAACCAACAATAAAAGACAAAATGCCAGAAACAACTAAAGATACTACATCTGTACAAGAAGTAGAAATGGATTTAAATGAAATTAGTAATTTCCTTGTAATCCCGGGAGCAGATCAGGTAATGATTGCTACCCCAAAAGATACTGTATTTTCAAAAAGTAATGCAGTTGATACATCGTTCCTTGACAGTCCTCCAGAGGAGGATGATAAAACAAAGTTAGATTCTGAAGGAAAGGTAATTCCTTTATCTTCTGAAGCATCTAAGAAAGTTCTTGATAATATTATCACAGAACCTGATGAATTTGAAGATGAGAAGAAAAGTTCAGGTCGTCAAAAAGTAGATAAGAATGGTTTAGTTGAATTAGCTAAGAAACTTATTGATGCAGGAATTATAAGTCCTTTTGATGAAGATAAAGATATTGAAAAATATTCTCAAGCTGATTTTGAAGAATTGATCACAGCTAATTTCTCAGAAAAAGAGAGAAAAATTAAAGCGGCTGTACCAATGGAATTCTTTGATTCTCTATCACCTGAATTACAGTATATTGCAAAATATGAAGCTGATGGTGGTAAAGATATGAAAGGTATGTTTAGAGCTTTAGCTGAAGTAGAAGAATCAAGAGCTTTAGATCCTGAGAATGAAAGAGATCAAGAACTAATCATAAGAAACTATTTACAAGCTACTAATTTTGGTACAGCAGAAGATATCCAGGAAGAAATTGACGGATGGAAAACTGATGATAAATTAGAAGCTAAAGCTTTAAAGTTTAAACCAAGATTGGATGCAATGCAAGAACAAGTTGTAGAACAAAAACTAATACAACAAGAAAATGCATTAAAACAACAACACGCTCAGGCAAAACATTATATGGATAACGTATATAAAGTACTTGAGCCAGCTGAAATAAATGGTATTACTTTAGATAAACGTACACAAAGTATGTTATATGCAGGATTAATTCAACCAAATTATCCATCAATTAACGGTAGAAATACTAATTTGTTAGGACACTTACTTGAAAAGTATCAATTTGTTGAACCAAATCATGCTTTAATTGCAGAAGCTTTATGGTTACTTGCTGATCCAGAAGGATATAGATTAAAAGTAAGAGATATTGCAGTTAAAGAAAAAGTAAAAGAAACTGTACGTGCTTTAAAGACAGAAGAATCTAAAAAGATATCTTCTACTACATCAGATGATTCTGATGATAATACTAGAAAGAAACAAGTATCTGGAATTAAAAGACCAGAACCAAACTTTTTTAAAAGATAATACAAATAAATAAATAAATAAATAATAATTAAATTAAATTCAAAAAACAATGGCAACTCCGGTATTAAACAATGGTATTTTCTTACGTGATACTAACTACACTGCTAGTTCACACGTAGATTCTTACCACATGACAAACATGTTAAAGAATGCAGAACCTATGGATCTTGGTCCAGTGGATATCTGGGCTATGGCTCAAAAAGTTGAGATGCCTCTTTATCAATTATCATCTTTTGGTGGTAAAAACATTATTAATGTTGATAATGTTAAAGGAGAATATAAATGGCAAACTCCTATTTCTAATGAACTTCCTTATATCCTTGAAGACATTGAACCAAATAATAGTACAAAAGGTATTGATGGATCAACTTTCAAGATTAAAATTTCTCGTAGAGAATTTGGTCATGGTGATATCATTACTTATGATAAGTATAATGGTTGTGAAATGTACATAGTTCCTTCTGAGGATATCCTACCAATGGGAGATGCTTTCATCTATACTGTTCAATTGGTGAACAATGATAATTATAAATTTCTTGATAATAAATATTTAGTAAACGGTACTAAGATATTCCGTAAAGGTTCTGCCCGTGGAGAATATGGAGAAAGATTCTCTGATATCACAACTCGTGCTGGATTCCGTGAATTTTATAACTTTGTAGGAGGTTCTGAAGCTCACGTACATTACTCTGTATCTTCAAGAGCTGACTTAATGATCAAAGGAGGTCTTAATGCAGATGGTACAGTTCCTGTAACTGAAATCTGGAGAAACTTTGATAAAAATATTGATCCTTCTATTACAAAGATTGAATCTATGGTATCAATGATGGGTAAAGATTACGTAAAGAAAGCTGTTGCAAATGGTTCTCTAACACGTACCTTCTTAACTACAATGGAATCTGCACACTTAACAAAGATTGCAACTGATATTGAAACTTACTTAATGTGGGGTCATGGTGGTCGTGTTAAACAAGATGGTCCAGATGATATCAGAATGTCAGTTGGTCTATGGAAGCAATTAGATAATTCATTCAAACGTGTATATAACAAGTCTAATTTTTCTCTTGAGTTATTCAGAGGTGAATTATATAACTTCTATGCAGGACGTGTTGAGTTCCAAGGTCCAGATCCTAAACGTACATTAATTGTACAAACAGGTATGGGAGGTATGAGAATTGTAAATGAAGCTATCAAACGTGAAGCAGTAGCTTCTGGTTTAGTAATGCAAGCAGCTTCTAACAATGGTATTGGTGCTATCACTGGTCAAGGTATGAACTTGAACTTTGGATTTGCATTTACATCATATGTTATTCCTTTCTTAGCTAATGTTCAATTTGTATTGAATCCAGCATTTGATAACTTACATACAAATGATATTGAGAATCCAATCATTGATGGACATCCTTTATCATCTTATAGCTTTGTTATTTTTGATATCACTGATACTGGTAATGATAACATCTTTATGTTGAAATTATCTTGGGATAATCAATTGAAATGGTGGTATCAAAATGGTACTATGGATTACATGGGAAGAACTCAAGGGTTCCAATCAAGTGGTCAATTTAATGGATACCGTGTATACATGAGTCAAACAATGCCTGCAATTTGGGTTAAAGACCCGACAAAAGTTTTAAAGATTGTAATGAGAAACCCTATAACTGGTGGAAGTTTCTAAAAATAATAATCCCACATTAGAAATAGTGTGGGATTTTATTATCTTTATAAAATAAATCAATTGTATATATTAATAAATAATTTAAATTTAATATCATGAATTTTATAGACATTTTTAATTTTAAGAAATACCTCAAAACATATGGGGATGCTACATTAGCAAGAGTAGGTCACGTTAATGCAATGGCAAGACCTTATAAAGTATATACTGCTTTATTAACTCAATTAGGAGCAAATGCTCCAACAGATGTGGTATTAGAAAATACTTTAGGAGCAGTAATAACTTACACTTATCTTAATCCTGGGGTTTATCTTGTTACATCAGATATTAATTTATTTACATCTCCTACTGAGCATGTAATTATTAGTGGTTCATATAATACAGGAGCTGGTGATTTAATTATACTTCAAGCAGTTCCTGTGTTTGATAATCTAGCAATTATTGTATCTCTTGAGAATGGTGTATCAGCTGACGATATTATGGGAACAGGTTTTGGAATACCTGGTGAGTTCCCTTGTGTTTTTGAAATTAAAATATATATATAATTATGGAAAATAGCAAAGCAAATCCAGAAAAACTGAATGTTTTTACTGAAGTAACTCTTAAAAAACAGTTAGAAAGTATTTACCAACACTTAGGTGTTGATGCTTCATCAAAAGTTGAAGAAACATTAAAGAAAATATTAAAAAAAAAAATCATAAATAATATCACATTAGAAACAGTGTGAGATTATTTTTATTACATTTACAAAATAAACCAACAAACATAAACCAACATGAAAACAGTAGAAAAACCAATGCCTTTAACAATTGTAGAATTACCTACATTGTCTAGTAAAACTGGTGCCATTACAGTTAAACCTTATTTTAATCCTGAAGCTACTAACTTAGGATTAGAAAAATATGGAATGTCTTTATTTGATGGAGTATTCCATGAAGAGCAACTTGCTTGTATAGAGATGAATGGTATTAAAAGATATATTACTGGTCTTAATGAGTTTGCTCCTGATGTAAAACTTATTCAGGATATAGAAGTTAGAGAAGCTAAGATTAGAGAAATCAGAATTGTAGTAGCACAATTAGAACAAGATCTAGCGGCTAATGTTGTAGATCCTGAAGATAAAGATTTTTGGAATAAGATTAAAATGCTTAATCCTAGTAATGATGTATTATGGAATAAAATTACTATGAGATGTGGTAATCAACCTGTATTTCTAGAGCCAAAACAAAATCCATATGATGTAATTAAGTTATATGCTATTGAAGCAGGAGGGTTCTCTCTTATTGCTAAATCATATGATGATGCCAGAGCAAGGGCAGTATCTCCTAAGTTTTACTTAGATAAATATATTGACACAGTAGCTACAAAAACCGAAGTTACTAAATTAAAAAACAGAGCATTAGCTGAATTACAGAAACTATTTGATAAGAATATGAATAAACTTATCTTAGTAGCTAAAGTAGTAGATGCTAATTCAGTTCAATATAAGAAAAATACCCCCAATGATATTGTTTATGAAAATATGGACAAATACATTACTGGTCAAGGTATTGAACGTAGTTTAAAACGTGCTGCAGAAAGCTTTAATGATATTGCAGCACTTGATATGGAAACATTAACATTGAAGGCTTTGATTAAAGATTCTGGTTTTTATAAACTCATAATGCCTAAGTCTGATGGGTTCATCTATCATATGGCTTCTAATACCATGATGGGACGTAATGTTTCAGATTGTGTAGAATTCTTAAAGAATCCTCTCAATGATAATGTTTTAATAGATCTTAAAAAAGTAACAGATAAACATTTTAATCAATAATATCATGAAACATAACAAAGACATTTGCCATGTAGTAACTGTCCCAGGAGGACGTGTTGGTGGTACCAATGCAGAAGTTACAGTTAATAAAACACCAACTGTATTTAAAGGTGGTGGAAATGATGCATCTAAATTTACAGTTAATCCTAAATCTAAGTAATTATGCCACATTCAAAATCTAATCCACTTAAGTTCTTCAATGATCAAAGTGAAGCAAGAGTAAAAGCTTTACAGAAAGCTCAAATGGGGTTTACAGTACCTCCCCCAACACCTCCAATACCTAGAGATATGTTTGGAAATCCTGCTAATACAGGAGCTTCTGTAAGTCAAGGAGCTTCTGTTATACGCAAAATGGTTGAGAAAAAAATTATGGATGAAAAATGGGATAGTCCTTATAATGAAACCAACGCAGAAACTAAAATTAGAACAGATATAGATTCTGCTAGAGATTATAAATATAAACATATATGGGATAAACCGGTTTTATCAAAGAAATCAGGTGGTTCAATTAAATCTAAAAAGAAGTATTAAATGAACAATGCTACTATACAGATAAAGATTAAACAACGACTGAACAAGTTGTCCAGTAATGATTTTGATAACATCCAATGTTGGCAAATAATAGAAGCATTTAATAAAGGTCAGTCTGATTGGTGCCGTAGAAATTTACATGGTTCTAATACTAAACAAGAAGGAGATGAACAATCTACTTCTAGAGTTGATGATTTAGAAGTATTATTAACGTCTCAGGTATTAGTAATGGTAAATAAACAAACCTATTTTGAAGCATCAGCTCCTTCAGAATATATGAGATGGAAAAGAATATCAGTTACTGCTAAAAGTGATTGTTGCCCTAAACCAAAAGCAATGGTTATTTATTTAACTGAACAAGCTAATGTGGATGTATTATTACGTGATAAAAACAAACAACCTAGTTTTGAATGGGGAGAAACGTTTGCTACAATGATGGATAATAAGATCCAGGTATATACAAACGGGTTGTTTACAGTAGAAAATCCAACAGTTACCTACTATAGACAACCGGTTAAAATACAAATCATTGGTTGTACTAATCCTTATACACAATTAATATCTACAGTAGAGGTTGAGTGTGAGTTTAAAGATGATTTAATAGAAGTACTAATTGATGAAGCTGCTAAAATTATTGCTGGAGATATTGAATCTATAAATCAAGTAAATAGAACAGCAGCTTCAGTAGAAGCTAATAATTAAAGTATTTTTAAAATAATTTGCATTTACAATAAAATTTTACTATATTACCTATATATATTTATTTATTAATTAAAAAAACAAAAAATCATGGCCTATTTCAATCACGCATTCAGTAAAGTCTTCTTAGGAACACAAGTTACTGGCCCACTTCCATTAAACCCAAATACAAATTTGAGTGATGGATTTATTAGTGTAACAGGATTACATACTTCTGTATTAGCAAATACGGATCTTGTAACAACAACAAATAATTATGGTCCAGGATCATATGGTTTGTTTAATGCTAAAACTAATTTATCAGTATCTGTACCAAGTGATGTAACAGATTGCTGTCCGTTAATTTTAGCTAGTGCATCATTACTTGCTAATGATAAAATTGGACCTTTCCACGGTGGATATAAAGAGTCTAATAAGTCTAAGTTAATTAATCCTAAGTTTGTACGTAGTTTTTACAGAGTTGACCAGTGTACACCACAACAAGCTGTTGTTAGTGTAGGTAATACTCCAGCTAGTGTATGTGCTTTTGATTTCTTATGTGGTGAAACATACTATTTAAGAGTTGATATTAAAGGATCTCCTGCATTACGTTCTCTTAATCATAATGCGTATATAACTTTAGAAGGTTATACAGGATGTTGTCCTACAGGTGCTCCTCTTACTATAGTAGATTCTACTTTAGTAATGATTGCTTGGGCTACTCAATTAGTTAATGCAATTACTTTTAATTCATTAGTTATGCCAGTAGTATTTGATGAAACAGGGGTTGCTTGGTATGCACCAGGAACTACTGTAACATTAGATGGAACAAACACTGCTGTAACACCAGCACAATGGTGGACAGCATATGTATCTCCAGGACATATTGTTGGAGCTACTGCTGGTTTACGTTTATTTGGTGCTTATGTAGAAACTAAATTTGGTAACTGTTCATTTAGTATAACTGATTTCTATGAGAAAGAACCGCTTAAAATAATAGCTTCACTTGTTGATTTAACAGGAGACGTTTGTGTATTTGAAGGACTATGTGTAGTAACAGAGTGTTTTGGAGTACAGGGTATGGGATTTGGAGAAACAGTATTACGTGATCTTATTCTTTCAGAAAGTTATTTACAGAACTTTGTTCATACTGATGTTCGTATCAGAGAGATTACTCAAGGTGATAATATCTTAGGAAGTGTAAATCGTAATGCATTATATACACGTTACTATATCTTACATAGTGTTCCACGTTATAATAACCCAACCGGAGTATTTGATAATGATCAATATTTACTTGAAATTATTTCTTCAGGAGTAAATCTATTTTTTCAAACTTTAGTTAGTGACTGGTTAGGTGCTTGTACTAATTGTGTTGAATTAGAAGTTCACGGTTGTACAGCTTGTGTTATATTACCTGATTAATACTAATTTTTAAATTATAAAAAAAGGAGTGAGAAAGTTTCTCCTCCTTTTTTTTTATTATATTTGTTCTAATTATAAATCGCTATGGCAAATCATGTTTTAAGTTTAGAAACTCCTGATACAATGAACGGCTGTTTATTGAGAATTGTAGATACTAGTTTGTATAATTCAATGCTGGGTGTTAAGTGTATATTATTAGAAGTAACTTTACCAGGATTTATAAGACCTGTTCAATTTACAGAAGCTACTATATCACCAGGATTTAACTTGAATCTTACAGCATGTGAACTTGAAATACAAACTGCTCAATGTGGTACTGTATTTAATGATTTACCCGATGGTATATATATTATAAAATTAAGTGTATCACCCAATGATATAGTATATGTAGAGTATAATCACTTAAGAATTACTACAGCTATGAAAATATATCAAACTGTATTATGTAATTTAGAATTAAGTGATTGTGATCCTTCAGTGCAAATTAAAATTAAATTAAGTAAATTAAGACTTATTAGACAATATTTAGATGCGGCTAAAGCTAAAGTAGAATTCTGTCATGAACCTGAAAAAGGCATAGAATTATATAGATATGCATTAAAACTATTAAATAAACTTAACTGTACAAATTGTTAAAATAAATAAACCAACTAAACCAACTAAATTATGAAATCATGTCCAAATTGTGGTATATCTTGTGTAGGATGTGCCGGTGCCAAACTTACAAATGCCTCTGATGGTAAAGTATGTTGTACAAAATGTGTAGGAATATATGATATGAAGTTAAGGCAACTAGCCGCTTCTAAAATAATTCCTGGAAATTCTTAAAAGTTAATTAGATGGCTCATATACCAACTATTGCAGAATGTACTGCTAATCCTTGTCTTGAAGGATGTCCTTTATCTTGTACAGAAGGATGTTTTAGGGTAACTGTACAACCGTGTAACTTATTATGTAACACTGATTTTGAATGCCCTAGAATTCCTGGTGAATCTTTTACTTTTCAATTTCCTAAAGCTGATGTACCTTGTTGGAATACTACTCAAGCTGAAATTGAGTATTGGAGAACTGGATCTGGTGTTGTTGGACCAAATGTTGCATTTTCAGGTACACAATGGGCTGAATTAAATGCAGATAGTGCAGCTCCTTTTTTCCAATCATTTACTTTACTTGTAGCATCTAGTGTTATACAATTATCTTTTGCTCATGCTGGTAGAATGGGATGCGGTGGAACTAATACAATGGAAGTTACCATTAGAAGTGGAGTTGACACACTTGATCCAAATGGTCTTCCACTAATTTATCAAGCACCAGGAAATAGACCTGGTAATTTATATGATGCTAATTATGAATTAGATGGTGTTACAATAAAAGATGTTAGATTATGGTCTTTTCATACCGTTAACGTTCCTCTATTAGCTCCTGGTACGTATACTTTAATATTTAATGCTGTTGGTGGTGCTGCTTGTGGTAACTTTTTAGATTCTGTAGCTCTTACTGATTCTACCTCTTCTGTTTCAGCTACTAGCAATAGTCCAGTTTCTATTGGAGGAGTAGTAACATTAGTAGCCACTACTTTTGTAGGTGGTACATTTTCATGGAATGGACCTAATAGTTATACATCAACTGATCAGAATCCTTTCTTTACTGCTACTAATATTAATCAATCTGGAGTTTATACGGTAACATATACTGATCCTGATGGTTGTGTATCTTTTGCTACTACAACAGTAGTAATAACAGACTGTGCTATTTCAATAACAACATCAAGTAATACTCCTGTATTAGTAGGTAATTTAATAACCTTAACATCTACTGTTGTAGGTGGCACCGCTCCATTTGTTTTTTCATGGGTTGGCCCTAACCTTTACACTTCATCATTAGAAGATCCTACTCCTTTTCTTGCTACTAATATTAACCAAACAGGACCATATACTGTAACAGTAACTGATGCTGAAGAGTGCTCAATTTCTAGTGAAATAAATTTAACTGTTTTTGAATGTGATGTTACAGTAACTGTATCAACCACTAGTCCGGTTACAATAGGTAGTACAGTGTATTTAACAGCTATTGTTGTAGGTGGTACAGCTCCATTTACTTATTTATGGAGTGGTCCTGATGGATTTACATCTATAATTTCAAATCCTTCTTTTATTGTTACTTCTATATTACAAGCAGGAGGTTATTCAGTAGTAGTAACTGATAGTAATGGGTGTACTGATTCGGCTTTTAATATTGTTAATGTTTGTGATAATTTTGTAACTGCATCAAATAATGGTCCTATTGCATTAGGAGATACTATTAATTTAACAACAGTAACATCTCCTGGAGCATTATCATATAGTTGGGTTGGTCCCGGATTTATAAGTAATCTTCAAAATCCATCAATATTAAATGCTGTTGCATTAATGGGTGGTTTATATACAGTAACTGTAACATTTGATGGAATTTGGGCATTAGTTAATGATGTTCTAATTCAACTTCCAGGTTGTATAAAATCATCATCCACAACAGTTATAATACTTCCTTGTAGTCTTTCAATAATAGCATCAAGTAATAGTCCAATTACAATAGGTGGTTCAATAAACTTATCATCCGTCACATCAGGTGGAGTTGCTCCATTTACTTATTTGTGGAGTGGTCCACTTTTATATGGTTCATTCTTAGAAGATCCTCTTCCATTTTTTGCTACTACTCCTAATCAAACAGGTCCTTATACTGTAACAGTAACTGATGCTAATAATTGTGTGGCTTATGATGAAATATATGTTATTATACTATGTGATCTTACAGTAACTGCAGGAGGTAATAGTCCTGTTGCATTAGGAGCCTCTATATTTCTTACCGCAACTAGTATTTTAGGAGCTACTTATAGTTGGACAGGACCTGGATTTTCTAGTATTCTCCAAAATCCAATTATTCTTAATGCTACTTCTGGAATGGGTGGTTTATATACTGTAACTGCTACATTAGGAGATTGTTCAGCGGTATCAACAAGAATGATTGAAATTTTACCTTGTGACACTACTGTAATTGCAGGTAGTAATAGTCCTGTTACAGGAGGTGCTGTATTACAATTAACATCAATTCCAGTAAATGGTGTTGGTCCTTATTCATATTCATGGACTGGTCCTGATGCCTTTTCATCAACATTACAAAATCCTTTCTTTACTATTACTTCTTTATTACAAGAAGGACTGTATACTGTAGAAATAACTGATTCTAATGGTTGTGTAGCTACCCATGATGTATATGTTATTATAATAGCATGCTATATAATTACAGATTGTAATCCTAATGGACCACCTCCGTTTATTACATCTTTTGATTTATCAGAATATGACGGTAAAATTATTAGATTTTGTAGTGGACTAACTCCATGGCCAGATGATTGTTATTGTGCAACAGTAACTAAAACATTAGATTGTACAGAAGATCCAATTATTGAGTGTCCTGAATTAAATATAACTTCATCATATACTGATATTAATTATAGTACTAGTTTATTAGTAGGAACTGCAACATATACTATTGAAGTTTGGGATTCTACAGAAAGTATTTTAATAAATTCAGTTACAAGTATAGAAACAGGTCCTGGAGTATTATCAGGTTTAATTGCCGGATTAACTTCAGGAACATTATATAAAGTAAAATTAATTATAATTACAGCTACAGAAACACTAGATTGTCCATTTCAAGATGTATGGACTACAAGTTTTAGTTAATTAGTTTTATTATAAAACATAAATAAAAATGCCTACAATAGTATTATGGAACGGTTCAGAAATTACAGATAGCTTTGCTAAATGCTGTCTATGTTCTCCATATTGTTATTTATTAACTGATTGTGCAGATCCTACACATACTATATTAGTATCTAATAATTTTTCTACGTACATAGGTAAAATTATAAAACTAGAAGGTTGTGATACTTGTTGGTCAGTAGAACAATCACAAGATTGTACAAACAGTGTAATTGGAGATCCAATTGGTACAATAACTATAAATAATATTACTACAGAATTAGTATTTAATACTTGTGATGAATGCGATCCTCCTATAATACCAATTCCAGTAGAAATTCTTAAGTTAAGAACTGTAAAACCAGGATACAATACTCCAGGGTGTTCTCCTGAATATACTGAAAAAATTAATTGTAACTTTGCTGAAGCTGTATTTGAACAAATGAGTATAGTAAAGTATGGTATTAACATATGTTGTGATTCAGATATAGATCTTTTAGATATTAAAAAACAAGAATTAGATTTAAGAGCTATCTTTGATCCTGAGTTATGCAAAACAATTTGTCCACCTATACTTTGTACAGATAATTGTGATTGTCCAATAGGACAAATATGTGTCAATGGTATTTGTGTTGATATTTAATTAGATAATAAAGAATATTTTTTGTATATTAATAAGTAAAGAAACATTATGAAACCTCTAAACGCAGATAGTCAAAGTTGTGGTACAACATTAAGTTCCAACTGTATAATTTGGCAAGGAAATGATATTCCGTGTCTTAATCTTTGTAAAGGAGATACGGTAAGTGATGTAGTATTTAAATTAGCTACAGAAGTATGTACTATAATGGAAACATTAGATGTTACACACTATGACTTATCTTGTTTTAGTCTTACCACTTGTTCTCCTGAAGATTTTCACGCATTAATACAATTATTGATTAAACGTATTTGTGCATTAGAAAAGTGTAATGCAGAATGTCTTTCTGATTGTAATGATACCCCTCCAGTAGGAGGATAACGTTTAATTTATAATAAACATATATAAAATTAATTATTATGGCAACAATAAAAGGATGTCCAGATTGTATAGTTCCTGTAGCACCATGTTTTTATTTCACTAATCAATTTGGTGATCAGGTAACTTCCATGCAGTTATCAGATTATGCACTTGCTATAGGAAATAGATTATGCTTAATTATTGGGCAGGTTAATACTCTTCAAACTGCAGTAACTCTTATAAATAATAGAGTTACAGTATTAGAAAATAAACCTGTTCCTGTATTTGTTATGCCTAAGTTCACCCCTACTGCAGTATTACCACCTATTGAAACCGATATAGTTACTATACTTCAAGCATTGGAGCAACAATTTGGTATTTTACGTAGTGCAACAGGAGATTCTGACTTAATATATCAAACATTAACAAAACAATGTGTTGCTTTAAATACATCAAAAGCATTAGGTTCAGTTGATTGTTCTATGGGTAGTATTGTAGGATGGTCTAATAATCCTTCAACTTTAGCAAATACAATAAATAATATGTGGCTAACCATGTGTGACGTAAGAGCTGCTGTAGGAAACCTTAAACTTAATTATTCTTCCAAGGGATGTGATGGTATTACAATTGGATTACAATTAACTCTTACAGGAACTATATTAAAACTATATTTTACAGGTAATATACCTTCAGGATTTCAATCATGTGCCCCAGCAGGTACAATGTTTACTATTACTGATACATCAGGAGGATTAGTTAATATGTTTGTAGATGTAATAACAGGTATGAATGATGTTAATGGAGTACCTTTAAATTTATCAACTAGTCCATTAAACTTACTTAATGACTTAATCGTTATTGGTACACCGTGTTTCTATAATAACAATTCAAATGCAACTTGTCAATCCGCACTACAAGAAACTTTTTATAATACTCTAGTTTGTCCAGAATTACTATTAAGTCCTTTATTTACAAGTATTATTTATACTACTACAACCATATCAGGTCCTGCTGAATATACTATTCAAGTTTGGAATGCAACTGGAAGTAGGTTAATAACTTCAGTAACAACTAAAGAAACAGGACCTGGATTATTATCTGGTTCAATAGAAGGATTAACTGAAGGAACATCATATAAAGTAAGATTAATTGTAAATGTAGGAAATGTATCAACAAATTGTTCGTTCTATAGTATAACTACTAGTATTATGCCGGTTGTTCCTGCTCCATAATCATAAATTATAAAAACATAAATAAAAATGTCTACTTCAAAAAAATGTAAAACAAAAAAATGTGGATGTACTGATACAGGATTGACTACTCAACCTCCATGTAATCAGAATACACCATCTTGTCCAGATCCTGAAGCATGTGCTGAAGTATTTAGTGGAGAATGTATTAGATATACAGGAGATACTATTGTTGATTCTGATATTCAATATGGAGATAATTTTAATGAAATAGCTCAAAAATTAACATTAATGATATTAAATCCAGGATGTACAGATTATACTAATCCTTTTGCTACTATTTTTGCTCCATTAAACATAATGTCAATAGCTATAACTCAAACGGCTATTACTATTAAATGGGATGCCGAACCAACAGCTATTAATTATACTTTTAATTATAGAGTAGCTGGTTTTGGACCTTGGACATCAGTACCTTTAATACCATTAACACCATTTCCTTCACAAACAGCTTCTGGATTACTACCTAATACAGACTATCATTTTAGAGTAGATACTGTAAATCCACCAAACAGTTGTTTTTCAGTAACAATATTAGTAAAAACTAACCCATAAAGTCACGATTTGTTGGTTTGAACGTGACTGACAGGTAAGAGCCCTAAGAAGAAATTCTTGGGGTTTTTGCTTTATGTATATTTAATGCATAACTTTGGATTATTTTTCGTATATTAATACTATATAATCACTTATGAAGGAATTTAAGAAACCCGATGTAAAAGCACCTAGGTTTAGAGTTAAAGGTGTTGGATTATTAAATAGAGTTTTTTATAAATCATTTAGATTAAAACACCCAGAACATAAGATAACAGATAAAGAAATTAATGACATTGTTAGAGAATATAATATACAACTTTGGAATGGTGCTATAGAGTATAGAGATGGTATAGAACTTCCACAAAGATTAGGTAACATGTTTGTAGGAACCTGTGATAGCCCAAGGATAAGATATAATAGTGATTTTGGTTCTTCAATTAAGGATAACATGTTAACCAGATTAAAGAATTATGATTCATCTAACTTTTTAGCAAAGATATTTTATACAAACTGTGTATCTAAATATAAATTTGCTTTTAGAGAACTTTGGGAATTTAAAGGTACAAGGGACTTTACAAGAACAGTAGCTAAAACGTATCCTGAACAATGGAAAAAATATATTGTTGTAGAAAACACAATGTTGATTTCAAAATTATATAAGAAAGCACAAAATAAAAATTATGGAAGAGATCTTCCAACAATAATTAGTGATGATTATAACGAATTTAATTTAGATTAACATGACCACAATTGGGGATACCGTATCCAGAGTAAGAAATACAATAAAGGCTGTTAAAGAAGATGCCTTTCTAACAGATAGGTTCATCTATTCTATTATCTTAAAGTATGCTAAATTATACATACGCAGACTAGATAATGAGAATAAGATCATGAAATTTCAAAGCTTATTTGAAACTCTTCCTTGTGTTGATCTTATAGAAATAGATAAAATTGAAGCATGTTGTTCTGGTATAAAATCTAAATGTACTATCATGCGTACTAAAGATAAATTACCTCTTATCTTTGAGGGTTCTTTTGGTCCTTTATTTAGAACCATTTCTTCAATAGACGGATCTCAGAAAGTATGGAGAACACATCCTTCTTTATATGTATCTATGACAAACACTACATCTTTTATATATAATAAATTTAAGTATTATTGGTATCTTGACGGACATTTATACTTTCCTAATATTATTTGGGAGTCTGTAAAAATAGAAGGATTATGGGAAGATAGTACATCTCATTTCAAATGCAATGTAGATCCTTGTAAATTAAAACAAGATGAGCCAACTCATATACCAGATTATTTATTTGCTGAAATAGAACAAGCTGTTTTAAAAGACTTAGGCATGTTAATTCAAGTACCTGTTGAATTAGCCGATGATAAGGTATCACCTTTGAGAACTTAATATTAAAATATAATGAATACATATTTAAAGTATCGTAGGTTTGATCAAGTACTTGATGATATTCAAGTAGACTTTCAAGCTTATTCATTAGAGAGTCTAATTGAACCACAACAACTTATTAAAGTAGTTAAGAGAGTTAATTATGATTTAGGGTTAAAAATAAATAAAACTAAAGAAGTATTATTAGAAGTATGCCAGGGTAATGTTAAATTACCTGATGACTTCTATGTATTAAATTATGCTTTGGTTTGTGATGAAGTAACTGTAAATCAAAGTGTTCCACAAGGAACTTGGATAGAAGAACGTCCTGTGACCTCGCCTTCCTACCAAACTATACCTGAGACAATAGATTTATGTGAGCCTCCTGTAGTCAATGCATGTGTTAAACCAGAATTAATATTAAATTGTAAAGGTGAGACTTATGAATTAGTACAGATAGTTACTACGGGAGTTTCTAGAACTTATAAAAGAACCTTTCCAATAAAGATGATTCAGAATCCACAAATGATTGATTGTGAATGTCCTAATTTATATACTAATTCACATCATTCAGCATGGCTTAGAGATGGTTATTTATATAGTACTTTAAAAGATGCCATTATATACATTAGTTATCAAGGTCAATTAGAGGATGATGAGGGAAACCTTCTACTTCCAGACCATGATATGTTAAATGAATATTATGAATATGCTATAAAGGCTCGTATACTAGAGAACTTAATAATGAATGATGAACCGGCTCAAAATAAATTACAATTAGTAGAAGCAAGATTAAGAGCAGCACGTAATCAAGCATTAGGTATGGTTAATACTCCTGATTTTGGGGAGATGAAGAAGGTATGGGAAATGAATAGACGTGCTCAATATTCAAAGTATTTTAATATGTTTAAAAGTTACTAAGATATTTAATAGATAATGGCAAAGCAGAATCAAACTCCTGGAGGTACTCCTCAAACTTTTGATGCTAAATTAGTAGAAGACAGAAATGATTTTCATTTAACTACTAATGAGTGGACACAGGCCAGAAATGCAATTAATAATAGTAAGTCAGGTGATTTAGGAAAACTTGGTAATGAGCCAGGTACATTATTTTGTGCCAAGATGCCGTATACTGTAATAGGAGCTATACATCTTTATTCAGATATGTGGTTAATGTTATCAACTAATAATACAGATTCTGAAATTGGTATTTTTAGACAAGAGCAATGCACTTATGAATTACTTGTTAATGATCAGTGTCTTGGATTTAATACAAGAGATCTCATCATAGGTACATCTAAACCAACGGGTGATTGTACAATTGATGCCTATTGGGATGACTCTAGAAATCCAACAAGATTTTTAAGAATTAATAATAAAGCTCCTTATAATTTATATGTACCTTATGTATGTACGGATATATTACCAGGACCTTGTATTGATTGTCAACCAGATTTACCATTAAAATTAGATTGTGATAAGATAAGATTAGCTCCATTAGTAAATCCTCCCTGTTTTAGAGTAGCAAAAGGGGTTAATGGAGGAACATTATTAAATGGTTCCTACTTTGTTGTAGCTGCTTATACTGTAAATCAGTTAAGAGTAACTGATTATTTTACCCCTTCTAATATTCAGTCATTATTCTCACATGAGAATGTATCTGGATCATTGGACATATTTGTTGATTTTGCTGATCCTAGATTTGATGAATATGAATTAGTATTAGTATCTACTATTAATCAACAAACCGTTGCTAGAAGAATAGGTATTTATTCTACTAGTCAATCTAAGATTACTTTAGATATAATAAATAATACATGGACTACTGTTCCTATTGAGCAAATTTCATTACTTAATGCTGTAATAGAAAGAGCAGATAGTATGTTTTCTGTTCAAGATTATTTAATACGTGTAGGACCGTATAATAAATTAGATTTTAATTATCAACCTTTTGCTAATCAAATAGTTACTGTATGGCAATCAGTAGAATATCCAGCAGATTATTACCGTAAAGGAGGTAATAATACAGGATATTTAAGAGATGAAGTGTATCCGTTTTTTATAAGATGGGTATATTCAACAGGTGATAAATCTAATGATTATCATATTCCAGGAAGACCAACTAAAATATATAGTCCACTTGGTATTCAAGATACTGCTGGTTATGGAAGTGTTGATACTTTAACTGGAGATACCATGCTATTTGAAACAGTTAATACAGCTTCAAATTTTACTTTTCTACCCCCAGGAACTCTTGCATCTGATGGTGTAGGAACGATATTAATGGAAGGATATATGGGATATTGGGAATCAACAGAATTATATCCTGATAATAAACCTCAAATATGGAATTCAGCAACCAATTCTTTTCTAAATTTTGGTTTTGCTCAAAATTATAATATATTATCTCCTCCTTATATAGGAACCAATATATTAGATTATGATTTATGTGGTAAAGCCATTAGACATCATAAGATGCCAGATAATGCTGTTCATCCTCTTGCTCATCATTTTGATGTAGGAGGAAATAATATTAGAATTTTAGGTATAGCATTTAAAAATATAAAACCACCATTAGATAATGAGGGTAATCTTATTCCAGGTATTATAGGGTATGAAATATTAAGAGGATCTCGTCAAGGAAATAGATCTATTATTGCAAAAGGTATAATAAATAATATGGGTGTTTATTCATTAACAGATATAGGATTAACCCGTAAGGGAGCTTATGCTAATTATCCATATAATGATTTACATATTGATCCTTTTTTATCTACAAATATTTTACCAACACAACAAACATCATGTGGTATGTTTGGTGGTAATCCCTCCCCAACAGATCCTCCAGGTAATTATATAGGACAAGATCAATTCTCTAATACAACAGGTGGAGGAGGATTAGGAGCAAATAGTAATTTATTTAGTTTTCATTCTCCTGATACAAATTTTACACATCCTTTCCTTTCTATAAAAGAATTAAAATCATATGGAAAGTATGAAGGTAATCCTTTTGGTAAATTTGAATATTCAGAGAAACATCCAAAATCAAAACTAGTAACTAATGTTGCTTTTGTTACATCATTAATAGCTGGTCTAGGTATTGCTAATACTGCATTATTAGGAACTTTCAAAGTTGATTTTAAAGCTGCTGGTGCAGGTGGTTATGCATTTAATACAGTAGTTGGTACAGGATATGCCCCAGGAGTATCTGGAGCTGCTGTTGGTGCTACTGCTACAGCATGGTCTCTTGGAGGTATTGGTGCTTCTGCAGCTGCACATTTTTTAGGTGGAGATTTAATGGCTGTATTAACCGGAGTTACTGTTGCAGGTGTACCTTCAGAATCAGCTAAAAGAATTGCTGATACAATTTCTACATATTTTAATGTAATTGGTGGTAGTGGTAGAGGAGGAATGCCAGAGACTAGTCGTACAGGAGGAGTTATTAATCAAATACCAAATTTATTAAGACTTCCAATAGTAACAATTCCTATTTTTTTATATTATTTATCAGAAGGTACTGATGCTACAATGAGGTTAATTAAAGCTATTTTAAGATATAGAGATTTTGCTTTAAAATATAATTCTCATTGTTTTTATAATAACTTTTCAGATCCTATTATTGGACATCAAAGAAGAGAAATTGATAGTAGTGCTTATATAGGACCTAATATACAAGATTTTGGTGCAGGTCCTTTTGTTGCAAATCAATATAGAATCAATAATCAATATAGAGCTACTTTTGTTGCTATTGATTTAAAATTACCTATGATTCCTATTGTTAATACAGATAATAGTAGAGAACAAGCTAAAGTTAATAGTGGTCAATTTTTAGGTGCAGGTAATACTATAACAGAACCAACTAAATCTTCATTTAATTCAACTAGTAATTGTACTTATGTCGGTTTAAAACAAAGAATAAGAAATCAATATGGTCAGTTAAATAGTATTTTACAGATGCCTGTAACAACATGTGTACAATATCTACCTACCCCAACTATTCTAAATCCATTTCCACCTCCTATTCTACCAAATCAACAAATCTTTCTTGGTTCTTCTATTTCAATGTTTAACGGAGATATTTATATAGGAAGATATACAGAAAAAAATACATTTTTCTTTTTCTATGAATGGTTATATGATCAACCAGATGGATATGAATTTGATTATCTTAAACATAGAATGTTATTACAACCAACTTATTGGGCTAATTTTGAAAGTTTTGAAACACAAGATTTTGTAAAAAGTGTTTTTGAGCCAATATCAAATTTATTTGATTCTTCAACATGGATTCCACCTGAAAGAATGGCTGTATTAGATGGACGTGTATGTGATGATAGGCAATTTGCAGTTAAGAATGCTTGGTTTTATTTATTTCAATCAGGTGTTAGAGATTTCTTTGTAGAATCAGAAATTAATATTGATCAAAGAGATTGGGGAGATAGTGATTCACAAAAACATTTTAGTTCATTTGGAGGAGCTATTAATGATACTAAAACTTTGTTTGATACATCTATTATCAAGTCTGGAAATCATTATAAATATGATCAGTCTTTAAGTATATCAAAGATTTATATAAATTATGTATCGTGGGGGTTCTTACAATTAACACATTATGATCCTTATTTAGCAGACACATGTTATCAACATAGACCTAAACGTGTAATTTATTCATTACCAGCTAATTTTGAAAGTAAGAAAGATTATTGGAGAATATTCTTACCATTAAATTATAAAGATTTTATAGATCAAGTAACGTGTATAAAACCTATTAATAAAAATGGAGCAATAATTCTATTTGAAACAACTAGTCCTATTGAATTTCAAGGCTCTGATACATTAGAAACAGGACTTGGTACTAAACTTACTATTGGAGATGGTAAGTTATTTAATCAACCTTTACAAAGTATGGTTAATACAGATGACCCTTATGAATATGCTAGTTGTCAAAATAGATTAAGTGTTATTAATACACCAGTAGGAGCATTTTGGATTAGTCAAAACCAGGGTAAAATATTTACAACCGCAGGAGGATTAAAAGAAATTAGTGGTGAAGATATGAAATGGTGGTTTGCTCAATACTTACCTTATAAATTAACTCAAGATTTTCCTGATTTTGATTTAACAGATAATACTGTTTCTGGTATAGGATGTCAATCTATCTATGATAATTTAAACGGATTAATATATTTTTGTAAAAAAGACTATACATTACGTAAAGATATCTTAGATATCGTTACTTATGAAGTACCTATACAGACTTTTATGGTAAACAGTTTATTTCCTATTGAGACGGGAGATCCTAATTATTTTAATGATGCCTCCTGGACAATAAGTTATGATCCTAAAACTGGTGGCTTTGTATCATATCATGACTGGCACCCAGATTTACTACTACCAAGTAAGACTACGTTTATGTCAATCTCAAAAGATGCTTTCAATCCATTACAAAACAATGGAATATGGATTCATAATGAACGCTGTGATTTATATTGTAATTATTATGGTAGAGATTATCCTTTTGAAGTAGAATTTATGGTTAATACAGGTCAGAATGTAAATTCAGTACGTAGTATTGAATATATTATGGAGATGTATAACTATGCTCCAAACTGCTATGATAGATACCATGTCTTAAATGAAAACTTTGATGAAGCTACAATATATAATACAGAGCAATGCTCCGGATTATTAAGACTTGATTTAACACCTAGAAATGACTTATCTTTGTTATTACAATATCCTATTATAAACCCTACTAATATACAGATTCTTTACAGCAAAGCAGAGAACAAATATAGATTTAATATGTTCTGGGATATAACAAGAGAACGTGGGGGTCAAGATGTAGGTATACCAGGAGTTCCTTCATTTGCACAACAGACTATATGGAATACTCCTGATAATGGATATGCTAAAGTACTGAATAGTAATAATATGAATTACAATAAAGTTGATTTACAGAGAAAGAAAATAAGACATTATACTACTACTGTATTACTTAGAAAACTAATATCAGGAAGCAGGAAAATAATGGTTATGATTTCACAAAATAAGTTACTTAATTCTCCAAGGTAATGTCAAAAAACTCAAAAGAAGTTGGTAAAAAAGTTGTAGCAATTGCTAAAGCACCAGCTAAACCTAAAGACACAAATCATAAAAGTAAAATGGGATATAGAGATGATTCTCCTTATAACCATTTACCTTTTATAGACATTAATACTGCTAATGGGGTAATTGATATGTCTCAAACAGGAATTCCATTAATGGCTAATGGTAGATATTTACCTCCTTATTCAGGACAACATCAATTTGATGAAAAAGTAGTTAGAGAAGTTCCTTTACCTAAAATAAGTAATCTGGATAAATTTGCTCCAAAAATTTTGCAAATGCCAAATGATAAAAAAATGGCTAAAGGTTTATATATGGATGGTAATTGGTACAAAAGACCTGATAGTAATGTAGAAAATGTACTTGAAATAATTGATCCAACAGGGATATCCTCGTGGGATGATGTTGTAAGAGCTTACAATAAAGAAGGGAGAATTGGCCCACAAACCAACCTTGAAATACTTGGTTCAATACCGTTTATTGGTAAAGTAAGTAAAGCAGCAAAGATGCTTAATTATGTAGCTGGAGCTTCAAGACAGACAAGAAATCTTAATACTGTTACGGGGGTTGTTAAATCAGCAGGATATATAGCTCCTAAATTAGGTAGAGGAAGTGATGCTTATCAAGCTTATGATGAATATAAAATAGGTGGATGGTTAGATCAATATGAAGATAATTTAGTTAAAGCTCAAAACGGAATATCTACTAAAAATATAGATGAACCATTACCAGATGCTGAATGGGATCCTAATTATATAGGAACTGGATTACTTGCTCCAAGTACAAATAAAACAAGTACTACATATGATGATCACTTAAAAGATGCTAGACCTAATGTTGGTCCACTAGAGAAATTTGGTAATGTAATGTCTGCACCAGCAAGAGCTGCTACATATTTAGCAACTGGTAAATATCAAGATCCATCAGAAGCATTAGGTATAGAAAATTATTGGGGTAAATTAGCAACAGATATAATATTAGATCCTGTTAATTTAATTGGTATAGGATTATTAGGAAAAGCAGGTAAAATTGCTAAAGGAACTAGAGTGTTAAAAAAAAATAAAGTTAATTCTAAAATAAATTGGGATATTTGGAAGGATATGTTTAAAAACACAGAAAAAGAAGAAGGGGTAAAATGGTTAAAAGATTGGTACAACCATCCTATAACTATAGAAAAAATAAAAAATCTTCAACAGTATGATGATATTATTGGTACTACTAACGTCAATAGATATTCAGAATATATATATCCAAATAAAAGATTTTCACCAGAAGATGTTACTAGAATAAACCATCCAAACTCAGATTATTTTTTTAAGTCTCATTCTAATTGGGATAAAGTAGGACCAGACGGAGGAATAATTTATGGAGATACTCAAGTTGGAAAAATGATGCCTAAATTATCTACAACTGTCCATGAAGGAACACATCA